AGTCGGAAAGATAGCTTGGTAAGTTTCTGTTGCAATAAGGTTACGAACCTTCCTACCAAAATCTACAGCGAGGTCTGTAGTGTGCGAAACCATCATAACCTTCTTGTTTGGATTCCTTCCTAGAAACCAAGCGGGGAACATAATAGAAACAAGCTGCGATTTTCCGTGTCTTGGAGGAATATTGACACAGATGCGATCCTTTTTACCCTGCTCAATTCCCATGAGCATGTCAGCTAAGAGTCTATGATGTTTCCCCACTATGTAATCGGGCTGCATATGCTTACAAAACGCTATAAGATCATCATATGCTGCCTGATTATACTGTCTGGTGTTCAATTCATCGACCATACGGTCAATCTCAGCAACTTCTTCAGTCGTATATTGGTCTAAATTGTCCAACATGACCTGTATATCGTCTTCGCTGAAGTCTAACACCTGACTATGTACCATTTTCTTCGTCTAAACCTAGTTCTTTGTCTACATCTATAGCTTCGTCACCCATAATAACAGCATTTTCTATCTTTTCGGGTGGATTTACTAGTTTTGCCAGCTTAGAACGCAATTTTTCACGTAAATCATCCGTAGACTGATGTGTTATGGTGACTTCAGACTTCTCTGCGAACAATCCCACGTCTGAAATCTTACCAAGAAGCTCTAATGCACGTATTCTGACCCTTGGATCAGGGTTGTCAGTCTCTAATAACAGTTTATTTGTAACCAAATGCCGTATTTGCACGGCACTTTCTACTACAGAACGTCCAAATTCCTTTAAAATACTGTCTGTTAGTATCAAAGATGCAGGTGTAAGAGTCGAAAGTTTCTTCTCAGTAACCTTTTTAGAAGTTTTCTCAGGATCATCAGCATAAGCAACAGATATTTTAGCAGCGACATCTTTATCTTCCTTATTTGGCTCAACATCCAGCCCATGTTCACCTAATTCTTTTGCAGTATTTGCTGCTGGCTCCACACGATCCTTTAAATCAGGGGGAGGTTTGGAAGTTTCCAAGGGTACACCAAGCTCTGGCTCTACTACTATTGTCATTTTATCTCGCAGGTCATTAACCGTAACGCATTATATAGTGAAAAAAATTTTTTTGTAAAGAAGTTTGGGACTCCTATAGGGGGGTCTTCCTATATAGAGGGGGGTGGGGGGTCAAACTCAGAAAATTGTGATTTATTCGAGTAAATTAATATGTATAGAGATGTGGGGTAACATGTCAGTATAAGTGGGTGGTACGGGTACGGTATGCCTCTATCTATTGTAAATAATAACTTGTTTTGGTATGTTTAACTTATCGGAAGGCAATAACGCCAGCCATTTGTTAGGGATTCCCTAACATAACTTTAATCAAACCATGAAAGGGAAAAATTATGGTTAAGAAAATGCAAAAGACTACAGTATCAAAAGAACTTGCTAAGTTAATACATAATAACGTGGCAATAGATACTGAATTTAAAGCAAGTAATAAATCAGTTCTCAATCAATTACGTTCAGAGGATTATAAATGGACTGATTTAGTATCACCTAAATCTAAGGAAAGTACTTGTAATAAGATGTTATGGACTAGCCTAGTCGAGACTGTTGCAATAGCATTGCCACAATCAGAGCAAGACTTACTTGCAATGGATACGAAAGAGTTATCCGACTCGGAAAAGCACGACAAGCGACTTGCTAGGCAAAAGATAGGTAGTAAACTTAAAGACTATAAGAACGCTTTAAAGCGTGACCAAATGCCAAAGCGTGAAAGAGTATTGAAGACTGACATTGAGAAGTTTTCTAACCATATCAATACAGCGATTGAGATACTCCAGAATACTGAAGAGGATTTTCCAGAGAATATGGATTTGCCTCTGGCAATCGAGAAGCTAAAAGAATTAGTTATCGAGTAAATAATAATCAGGGTGACATTAATTTGTCACCCTTTTTTTGTGCCTAAATTTTGTTAAGGATTCCCTAACATTTTTTGAAACCAGTTATTGTAGTTGCGTGGAGCATAACTTGTTAGGGCTTCCCTAACACACATTGAAACCAGTTATTGTAGTTGCGTAGAGCCTAATGTAACACGCTAAGTGTTTGTTTTTATTGCAATGTTACAGAATACCCCCCTAATGTTACACAATGTTACATTTATTTTGACCAAAATGTTACATTACGTTTTATGGTAGTTCGTGGTATTTCGTGGTAAGCAATGATTTGTAGTTATGTCAAAACAGTATTATTTATATATATATATATAATGTAACATTTTTAGAAAATTATACGATAACATTTGAGACGCATGACTTTGCGTATGTTTGTAACTTTTTTCTATCCATCATTTTGACCCCTTCATAATTTCCTTATTTTTGTTACATTGTGACATTGCTTTATTTTCAATAACTTAGCGACCCTACATCTGTTACATTATGTTACATTACGTTACATTACACTGTTTACCACTACATCTAATTAGAACTAATGAATTTGAGTTATTTGACATAACCTGATATCTGTGGTATATTAGATAATACTCAGAATTATGTCTTTTATACAACAGAGGAGAACAAGTTATGACAGGGCAGTATATCAATACTTTCGTTAGGGAATCCCTAACATGTTCGGAATGTGACGCAGAGGTAAATCCAAAGCGTCATGCACTAGGCTACAACGTGTGTCTAGAGTGTGGAGAGATTATGGCACGTGATGTAAAGCATTGTGTCGTACCTATGCACAAGTCAAACTATACCGTCATCACTCGCAAGAGTGACCTTATCGGTATCAACAACAAGCAACCTAGTTAGGGATTCCCTAACACAATATAAGGAAAATCATTATGACTGAAGAAAATAAAATTGCAGAAACAATACCGAGCCTTGGTTCAAGTGCTTGGCTCGTAGACGTTGGTGTATCTGTCTGGACTGGCAGAAAGCTAGACAAGAAAGCAAGCGAGGAAGTCGAGGCACAGAACAAAGCCAACCCTAATGTGGCGAATGTCCATAAGAAGTTATTGGGTAAGTGTGATGAGTTGGTAGCCGTGCAGAAGTTTGTTGCTAATGCTCGTAACATCCATTACTCAATGACATTACCTTGGTCTGATATGGGTATGCGTCTGGTGACAACACAGATGTTTCCAAAGTATCACAAGCAGATGACCGAGTTTCAACAAGAGTTTGATAACTTGGTTGGTAAGTTCATAGGTGTATATGATTGGGCAGTAATCAATGCTCAGACATTACTTGGGGACTTGTACAATTCAGCTAATTACCCAGACAAGAACGAGTTAATACATAAGTTCTCATGGAGAATGAATTATGTACCTCTGCCAGACGCAGGGGATTTTCGTATTGATATTGGTAACGAAGCACAAGCACAGTTACAGGAAAGCTACAAGTCTTACTATACAACCATGTTTGATAAAGCCAAGTCGGACTTGTCGGATAGACTAATTAAACCTCTGAAGAATATGTCGGAAAGGTTGGACTATGCAGATGATGAGGACAAGAAGATATTTCGTGACACGTTAGTGGATAACGTCATGGATATACTTGACCTCGTTAAGACGTTTGACCACGATACCAAACTGACTGCGACTTGTACGCAGATAGAGAACGCACTCATGGGTATAACACCTGATGCGTTGCGTGAAGATAGCACACTCCGTGCTGAAACCAAGAAGTCTATTGATGATGCAATCAAGTCGCTCCCGTCACTCGACTTCTAAGACTATACACAATAACTCGTTAGGGAATCCCTAACACAATATAAGGAAACTAAACTATGAATACAGCGATACAAATGTATGCACTATCACTCAACCAAATTACTAATGCGATTAAGGTGGGTGGCAACAAGCGAACCATACTTGTGCAAGGTGACATGGGTACTGGCAAGTCATCAATACTTAACATGTTATCAAGTGAGATGCCGTCACACACACCATGCTACTTTGACTGCACCACGAAAGACTTGGGTGACATACTCATGCCAAAACTCAAAGACCTTGAAGGCCACGACTATGTGAAGTTTGCAACCAACGAAGAACTTGGGTTACATCTAAATGATACACCCATCATTCTAATGATTGACGAGTTTGGTAAGTCGAACCCATCAGTCAAGAACGCACTGTTACGTCTTATCCTAGAACGTAAGATTGGTGGCTACACTATGCACCCAGACAGTCTGGTGTTTGCTACAACCAACAAGGGTAGCGAAGGTGTTGGTGACTTGTTACCACCTCATGCACGTAATCGTATCACAGTCGTACAGACACGTAAGCCTACAAACATGGAGTGGGTTGAATGGGGTATCAACAATGATATCGAACCATCTATCTTGGGTTGGGCGAAGGATAACCCACAGTTGTTTTTCTCGTTTGAAGATGTGAAGAACCCAGAAGATAACCCATATATCTTTCACCCTAACCAACAGAGGAATGCTTTTGTTACACCACGTTCCCTCGAAGCATCAAGCGATTGGGTAAGACAACGTAACGAGTTAGACGATACGTCACTTACTGGTATTCTCATGGGTACGATTGGTGAACGTGGTGCTATGGACTTGATGGCATACGTAAAACTGATTGACCAGATGCCTACACGTGAAGATATTATGACAGACCCCAAGAACGCAAAGATACCAACAAGTAATGGTGCAGTTGTCATGGTGGTGTTTCGGTCATTGGCATCTATGGACAAGGACTACATCAACCCATTCATGGACTATCTTGTCAGGCTAGACCCAGAGGCACAAGCTATGTTTGCCAATGGTGTGAGAGCCAAGGGGTATCATGCACAGTCACTCGTTATGATGAACAAGAAGTTTACCGAGTGGTCAATGCAGAACCAACATCTCTATCAGGCAGATAAGGTATGAGGTGGGATAAAGACGAACACGTGGTGGCAGGGGTGAGCCTTGCCGTCATACTAATTGTAATAGTATTTATTAGTTAGGGTTTCCCTAACAGAAAGGAAGAGATGTTACTAGTTAATACAAAACTATCAGTCGAGCAGAGATTACAGAAAGCCGTGTCTGATATAATGATGAACCCCAAGTACATTGCACTTGCAGGGTTGATGACGTTGGGTGAGAGAGGTGTCAAAGATGATGTACCTACTGCTTGCACTAATGGTAAAGACGAGTGGTATGGTCGTGACTTTGTTGAAAGTCTCAATGACTCAGAGTTGAGGTTCCTCATACTGCACGAAGTGTATCACAAGTTGTATCGTCATCTGATAACGTGGCAACACCTATACAAGCGAAATGCTTTCAAAGCTAACAAGGCTTGTGACTATGTTATCAATGTGAAGTTGGTTGACGATAACGAAGATGGCTTTGCTACCATGACTGGTGAACTAGCCAATGGGTGCTTTGATGAAAAGTATCGTGGTTGGGATTCAGCACAAGTGTACAATGACTTGTCACCAGATGATGATGAAGGTGAAGGCCCAGGCGGTCAACAACCATTTGACCAACATGATTGGGAAGGTGCAGAGGAACTAACCCCAGACCAGAAACGTGAACTTGCCAAGGACATTGACGAGGCCATACGACAAGGTGCGTTGATTGCAGGGAAGTTGGGGTCAGGTGGTGACCGAGACCTTGCCGAACTACTACAACCACAAGTAGATTGGCGAGAGGTGTTGCGTGACTTTATCACCGAGACTTGTGCAGGGTCAGACTATTCCACGTATCGCAGACCTAACCGAAGATACATAGGTATGGATATAATCATGCCGAGTGGTGTGTCGGAGAAAGTCGAGGAACTGGTATTGGCTATAGACACATCAGGATCTATTGGACAGAGAGAACTATCGGTGTTCTTGTCCGAGGTGGGGTCGATATGTGACACAGTAACACCTTCTTGTGTGAGGATACTCTATTGGGATACCGAGGTATGTCGTGAAGAGAAATACGAGATACACGAACTAGCCAATATAACGAAGTCAACCAAGCCAAGTGGTGGTGGGG